ATTCCGTAAGATATAGCTGCTCCTGTTATGTTTCTTGCAGCTCTAATTCCATATCCTGTTAGAGAGTTTGTTCCAACACCAAGACTACCTCCAGCAATATCCCAGAATAAACTATTATTGCCTGTTATTGAACTTGCACTATTCCAATATGCCACTTGACCTATTGAAGCTGTACCTGTAACAGGATTAGTTAATGCAGACTGATATTGAGGAATGTTTAATACACTACCAATAAGTGTAGAAGCACCACCTGTTCCTGTTGTTGTTAAGGATAGGGCGTTCTGTTTATTATTGAATATGTTCCAATCTGTTAAACTTAGGTAGCCATCTGTAGAGATTGTTGCTTGTGTTATACCTATTGTACCAGTGGTAGTGATTGGACCTCCTGTTATAGGACCCGTTGTAGATATACTTGTTATACCACTTACAGGTATTGGTTGTGTGAGTAATGTACCATTAGAATTTGATATCACCATCCTGTTCCCAATACCATTCAAACTATTAACCTCTAATGTACTTGATATACGCACTGTTCCAACAACATCAAATTTATATAAAGGAGTGATTGTTCCCAATCCTAATCTATTGGTGCTACTATCCCAAAACAATTGAGAATTGTTCTGACTTATTGTTCCTCCTGAGCCTGCAAATAGAATAGACCCTTGTGTAATTGTGCTTATTGAAGGAGCTGCTGTAAAGGTTGTAACAGGACCTATTGTTAATGTAAATCCTCCAGAAGTGATTGTTCTGTTTCCTGTTAATGTTCCATCTGAGTTATAAATATTCACTACGGTTGTTACACCAAGAGCAGCATCTATCTTTTGCAGAGCTACCTGCAAACTGTCGTTTGTGTTTATACCTGTATAAATAAGACTCTCACCTTCGTAAAATACGCAGGTGGAATTCAATATGACAGGGCACACTGGTGATGAACAAGTGACATTCATTTATAAAAAGATAAAAAAGTATATAATTGGAATCTGTCAGAGCTGACTTTACACACACATTTTAATCAAAATGTGTCTACGGGAGATTACAAAAATAACCAATTCCCATAATTTACAATGACACCTCCTAAAATTTTGGTCATAATATAGCTATACAACTCTGTTATTATTTACAGAGAAATTGGTCTAGCTTGTGATTGTGCCTTTATACCAAGATCTTTAGCAAGTTCTGGGTAGAACATTGGAAGCATTCCAGCAGCTTGATTAGCTACAGGGAATGTTTTCATAAGATATTTGATCACCTTGGTTTTTTCTACAAGCTCCTCATCACCAACTGCCAATCCAAACATCTCAGTGTTAAAGTTTACAACAAGCTTTTTAAAGTTATTTAGATAAGACATTGATGGGAATATTCCAGAGGATACAAGACTTGTTAAGCTTGTAGGATCATAGAAATAAGCCAACTCATCTTTAACCTTATCAGCAGCTCTAAGCATAAACTTATATTGGTTCTTAACCATAGCATCTTCATCATCCTCTGGAGCATTTGCTTTCAGTCCAAGATAGAGAGCATACACAGTTAACATGAACATTAGGTCTACAAGCTGTCCTTTAATATTTTTCCTTGTGAGATCCATAAACTGGGATTCTGTCATTTCCAAAGGCTTTCCAGTTTCTGTTTCGTATTCTTGTTTCTTCTTTTCGTAAAGCTTTCTCATAAACTCTACACCCTTATCATTTCCTTGTAGAGAGTTTGTAAGATTGTTAATTGAACCAAGTAAGTCTTCAGATATCACCCTAAACACATTTCTCATTCTTCCCCACTCATAAGCATCAGATGCTGAGTTGTATTTAATATTACCTAAACGCACATCCACCAGACGAGGAATCCAGTTCTTAAACAACATGAAAGATTTTCCATATATGTTAAGATTTATCATTCTCAAATCATCTTCAGACAAGTTACCTAATGCATCCTTACTAACTTGTTGCACCTTTCTTCTAAGTTCTACAACACTCTCATCCTTTTTATCAACTCCTGGAATAATAAATTCTCCATCTTTTATTTCAGCAAGTTTTAATACACCTTTCTCATCAATTAACTTTTTTACATCACTTTCAAACTTTTCCTTTCTAGCTTTTCTATCTTCTTGAGTTCCTGCATACATATCTTGATATTCAGGTTGTTCTCTAAGATATTGACGAGCATTCACAACTCTACCTCCATCTACTATAGTGTTAATTAAGAAGGAACGGAAGTTTGCAGTTTGTACAAGCATATCTGATTTCCTCATGAGTATCATAAGAAATTCTTGTATGTTCTCTTGACTTAACTTATTGATTGATAGATGTTTAGCAAGTTCTTTATTGTAACTTTCTGTAAGAGGGAGAAAATATTCAAGTGCTCCAACAAACTTTTTTTGATCTTCACCACCAGTCATTTTGCCTGCTGTAAGAAAAAGCTCAGAAGATACAAAATCACTTTTTGTAAAATAGGTCTCAGCGTTAATTATAGATTGAAAACTACCACCCAACAAGTTTGATAGGGCAGATAGAGGATTAAGACCTAAGGCATTTAATTGGAATGTATTATTAAGTTGATTTATCACCTTGTTAATACTGATTTGTCTTCCAGATAAATTCTCTGGGAATATATTAATTCCAAGTTTCTTATTAGCTCTTTCACCAAAATCACTCAGACTACCAAGAAGTTGGTCAAAGCTTTCACTTTCTACAAACTTCTGTCCGTATACAATACCCTTCACCATGTTCTCAATTAGCTGGGCATTCTCATTATTATCTGGAGTGTATTGTAACACACCATCTTTATATACGGTTTTGCCAAACATGGATGTAGCAATTGCTTTCTTGTTTCTTTCGGTGTTAATCAATGCACGTCCTTGAGCTTCAATGTCACTAAGATATTTATATCTGATAGCCATTTCATTGTAAAGAGCCATGTTTCTAAACAAGTCTTCACTAAGTTCTCCTTCAATTTCTTTAGTGAAATATGTAGGAATAGTGTCAATTGGTCTACCTGTAAGAGGATCAATTTTACCAAATCCAATGTCTCCCTCATCAATAGATATAGTTCTTAGGAACTGTTCACCAACTGTAATTTTACCACCAAGTACAAGTTTCTCCATAAGTCCTTTACGAACAAAAGGTAGAAACACCCTAGCTTCAGCCTTGCTGATATATCCTATCTCCTGATAGTATTCATTCCTTTCTTTAATATAATTATAGAAATCAAGAGCTGGTTTGTTTTCAGACTTGTTAAGTTCTTTCCATTCATTTGATTCCCAAGTAGTTTTGTCAGGAAACTTTTTAAGTAGATCATAGTTAAACCATCCAGCTGAATCTATTGTAGATGTGTCGTATAAAGATTTAGTTTGTGCAATTTCTCTTTTTATCTCTTTCTGTATTTCCTCATCAGTTCCCACTCTTGCTTTATCTTGGATACGTTGTAAATCTTCTTTCAGTTTTTCTTTAAGAAAGTCTGTATATTCTGCAACATTTATATTGTTCTTAATCCACTGAATGTCCTTCTCACCAATCTTTGTTCTGAGAGTTTTATAGAATTCTGGATTAAACTCATCTATAAGCTCATTTGACTTTTCTTTCTTTATAAAGCTGAAATAGTTTTTAGATGACAACCCTTTACCTTTTGCCCACTCATCATATTTAGATTTGATGTTCATGAGTTTTTTGGTTTCAACAATTGTATCTTGAGCAGCATATGTAAATGCTCTATTTGCTTTTTTATACAACACCTCTAAAGCTTTTAATGGGATTGTAGCTGTAGAAGAAAACCATTTTGTTATACCCTTTATCACCTTCTCAGGAGTGAGGAAGTTCTCTACTCCTTCAGATCCAGCTACAAAGTCTTCTACAAACTCTCCTGACACTTCAGATAGTTCTGATAATATACCTCTTGCATCATCAACTGTATCTCTTAAGTCTTCTCTAAGTGCTTTATCTTCTTCAGACAGTTCTCCTTGGAATAGAAACTTAAGTTCTGTATCTAATGTAGTGTAATGTGATATTGAATTGTATGCATTTTCCAATTCATCATAGAAAGCGCTGATTTGTTCTTGAGAGAAAGATTTAACATCTTTTCCTTTCCAGTTTGTTTGGTATTGCTCAAGAAGTTTATTCAGTTGTTTATTTAACACCTTTGCTTGATACAACAAAGGTTTGATGTTTTGTTTAATCTGAAGTTGCCTGATAGCAGAAAAGAGAGCATTTAATTGCTCAGCCTTATTAAGCTTCTCACTAGGAAGAGCTTTCTTTTCAGACATCTTTTTGTATACAGCATTTAGTTTTTCCAGGAGAGCATCAATCTTTTTGTTTCCTGTTTTTTCACCTTCTAGTCCTACAGGTAATAAGTAATCCTCCTTAACATTTTTTACATTAACATCTCCAATCTGTATACCTGAAAGTGTAGGTAAGATTCCTTCTTTAACATTTCCACCAACATATTTAGCCTTGATTGGAATCATTCTTGTCTGCTTAAAGTCTTGTGGTTTAACCCCATAAACTTTCTCCAACAAGAGTTTGTATTGCTCCATTTGCTGTCTCCAAGCATTCACCTTATACCAAGGAACATCTGTATATTTGTCAACATTCAAATCCATGAACTTCCAGTCCAGGATGTTAGTTTTACCATCAGGTTCAATTGCCAAGAAATCTATTGTACCAGCTAACCCACGTTTAGCATCGTACGTCATTATTTCAGACAAGAATCTTGTTCCTCCATTCTCTTTAGGAAAAGAGTTGAGACGTTCTTTTAAGTTATCTCTCAGAAGCTCATACATATCCCTATTATCTGGATTGAGCTGGGAAACATATCCACTATCATCAAGTGGAGTAGTTCTTAAATATCCATCTTCGTTTACAAATACAGTAAAAGCATATTCAAGATCAGCATGACCAGCTGTTCCTTTCTCTGCCTTTAGATCAAACAAAGCTGTTTGATATTCATTCTTTGTAAGATCTTTAGCTTTAAATCTTCTCTCATACCAATCTTTTACAAGATCAGTTACCCTTCTAGGCACCTTCTTACCATCTATATAATATCCGTCGTCCTTTTTTTCAATCTTTGAAGAAATGTCTTTAAGCTTTTCATATATAGAATCTCTAGTGCCTTTCTGTAGATATATCTGTGCTTCTTTATTTCTAACATCATCAACACTTCCAATTTCTTCTCCAGAGATAATCTTCATTGCTGCTGTGTCAAACCCACTCTTATTAAACAATTCTTTTAGATAGTTAACTATTTTCTGCCACCAACTCTCCACCTTAGCAACATTCTCTGGATTTTCTATAGATCCTTCTGACTTATTTATAACTGTTTCAGCAAGCACCTTTGCAATAGCCTCTTTCTTGAGTTTTATTACATCAGGTTTACCTTCTTTTGTTTGGTAGTTGGGATCGCTGCTGTATGTGGCAAATACATCCTTCATCATCCTATATCCATTAATCTCCTTCAGAAGAGTGTTGAAGAGTTTAGGATCTGTTTGTTGGATGATTTCTACAACAAAGTGCATAGCTTCCTCAGGAAGTGCTGATGCTTCTTTACCATTCACCACTTGAATAAGCTTCTGTGTTATATCAGCAACACCATTTGCACCAATTATTTTACCATTGACAGCTATCTTGCTAACAACTTGATAATCAACACCTATCCTATTGAGGAGTTCTTTAATACGTTTGATTGTCTCAGGAGAAGCTTTTGATAGTTCTGTTCCTGGAAGCTGAAACATTCTATCTGCAGGATCAGTTTGTTTATCTAATGGTAGTTTCCTATATTCATATTCAATGTATGCTGGATTAACGTTTAATGTAATTGTAACTGGATCATATTCAGATCTGTTTGTAACATATCCAGTTATTGCATTATTGAATGATTTCTTGATTGACTCTAGTTTTTGATTAGCTATGTTAATAGCCTGGTTCCTACTTAAAGCCTTTGTTTGTGCAGCATCCACTTGACCATTTATTCTGACAGTGTCATCTGACATACGTGCAAATGTATACCTACCCTCAAAAGCTTCATCAAAGGCATTGTCTAATATTGCTTTTCTAACATCTAATCTACAAGCCATTAGTTACATTTTTGATCTTTAACATTCAAATTCTTGTCAGGAAAATTATCTACAACTGGAGGTTTTGTATAGTTTTCCTCAAGGTCTTTCATAGCAGCTTGATTAATCCTATCCTCGTATTGTCCTGTTGTCTCTCCTGGTTCTTTAAAAATTGTATCATGCTTCACTTCATGAATCAGTGCAAAGGTAAACCATTCCTCTGCACTTTTAAATGCATCTTCAGCTAAAGGTGTAGCAAAAGATCCATCGAGTTGTTTAGCTGGTTTAGTCCATGCCTTATCGTCAAACTTTTGAACCATGGCTTTATAATCTATAGTGATTACACCAGTTTGTCTATTGTTCTGCATTGCAACAACTGTTTCCTTTTGTGTAGGAATCTTGTCTACAAAGTTCAACGGTTTGCCTCTGAATGATTTCTGAGCAATTCCTTTCTCTGGAGTGAATAGTTCTTTCTTCTTAGGTTCTTCAGCAGGTTTAGGTTCTATAGGAGTAGGAGCTATTGGTTTAGGATCTGTTGTTCTTGGAGCAAAGTAGTTAATAATGTCTGCGTTAGGAATCTCATTATCAATCTTCTTTGTACCATTGTTGAACACAGAAGGTTTGTTTACATTATAATACTCAGAAGCAAACACTCCATCTCCATATAGATTGATAAGTTTGTAAATGTGTATTGCATTTCCATCTTT